CTTCGTTTGCGAGTTGATCGAGTTCTTCAAAAGCGAAGCACAAGTCTTTAGCCTGAACTTTCTTTTCTGTGAACTCCATAGGCTCCTTTCTTTCCATAGAACAATCATTGCGCAGTTCTGGAAATACTCAAAGCAAAAAGCCCCGGCTTATAAACTAGTATGCCTACTTGTTATTAACTTTTTTATTCTTCGGTAAAAAGAGCCTGATTTTTCTGCCACCAGACCTCTGTATCGTCTTTCTTCTTAAAGAAGTTTCTCAAGAATGTATCTCTAAGCGAACGGGGCAATGACTTATTCTTTCTTCGAAAGTGTCGGTCAATGGCCGCTTGAGGATTGGTTTTGTCATGGTTCCAACCCTTATCAGGCTTGCCAACTTTCTGAATCTCTTCCAGTTGTCCTTTAGTCGTAGGTCCGCCCAAGTCTTTCAATTCATCCCCTTGACCTAAAGACACAACCTCACACCGGCAATTGATTCCATTAGGTGGAAGGTTGTTTGTCCAAAAGGCGTCGTCTACTCTTCGAATGACTCCGTCGAGGGCTTCGTGGTTTGGTCTTGTTCTATCGTCAAGGACCGCAGAGTATCTGAGATATGGGTTAATTGATTTGAGTTCTTGGGCGACTTGGAATGTTCCTTGGTTGTAGGCTGTTTGCATGTGAGTGCGGAAAATCGCTTCTTTGCGGAAATCTGCCAGGCTCTCAAATCGATCAATTTGTACGCTGTTCTTCCAGTTTTCAAAACTCTCTCCATTTTCTAAAGCAGTGTTAAGAGAGCGAAGAACCTCACCGATTTGACTCTGCTTTTCAATCAAAGTTGAGGTGAAAGCAAAAGGTCTAGCAGCTTGAGGGATTTCATTAAAGAAAACCTCCGGCAAAACAGGAACACGTCGTTTAGCCGATTCGATAATTTCATCGAATGGCAGAAACTTAGGCTTCCACGGACTCTTTGCCATCTATGTAGCCCTTTAGCTGAGCAATATACAACGCTCTGGTTAATATATCGGTGAATTTAGTATCGTTTCGGTCAATCACTGCCTCTAACTTGTTTTCAAGATCCTTTTTGCTTTTAGATGACCGTATCAAGGCCTGCATTTCTTCAAAATCGAGTAAATCGCCAGCCGCATTGATTGCTTGAGTCTCAAGGTCAAAACTGGCTCTTTGCCTTGGGTTTAATCCCTCTGGATCAACAAACTTATGGATGTGATCCCCGTCAATCATCTTCAAAATATCTTCATTGGCCGCTTGGAAGTCCAAGTTAGTTAGTGAACTGCTTTGTTCAACAATATTGAAGTCTTCCTCATTAAAACCGTACTGCTCCATGAAGTATTTCTCAGTGAATCGGATATTTCCTGACCCAATAAGTTTTACGTCCCGTTCTGCCCGATCTTGTTCTAAGCCTTGAGGATCTTCCATCTTAAACTTAGGTGCTGGGGCTTCGATCTTATTCAGTTGTACGATTTTATCGATCAACTGTTGGACCCCTTGAGAGACAAGTTTACAGTCTGCCCGACGTTTATCATGTCGAACTTCATTGTGAACTGTTCCCAAAGCCTGGCTTCCTACATTCCCAGATGAACTTGTAAGGTTTTGCCCTAAGATGGCTCTTTGAATCCTTTCGGACACAGCTTTGTTGAAAATGTCAAATGAAGTGCCATTATTTGTCGTTTGAAGAACGTTAATTTCAGTCTCTTGATCGGTTACTACTGCACTAGGCCGCTTAAGAGCGCCTAAGATGTCATTAAGCATTTCAACGGTTGATTGGTTCTGACCTGGGATCATATCTTTCTTGGTCTTACCGTGAAGGAATGGCTTACCCCACGTTTCTAAGAAGCTCATGAAAAATTCCCAGCCATGACACCGATAGATGAATGGATAATACAGTCTTAAGTATAAAGATTCGCCGTATGGGTGATGGTAACTAGGCTTTCTGACCACGTAGATATATTTTGCCTCTGGTTCGACCGGTTGAAGGTCTTGTTCGATAATGGTTTCACGTCTAGCCAAGTATCCATGTCTTGTAGGGATAAACTCGTCAAAGGGTTGGTCAAGGATGCACTTAGGTTTGAAGATTCTTGATCGTTTATATTCTTCCTCATCATAAACAATCTGAGTTACTGCATATCCATAAGGAACAGCCCACCAAAGGTAGTTAATCAAAGGTTCAACATGATCTTTGATGCAGTCATAGATAAAGTCATTTAGCTCTTCATCTTCACCCTCAAGAGTCCATGGTGTAGCGGTACAAGCTTCCATCCTTGTATCGGTTGCGGCTGCGATTTCGTCATCATTTTCATACATCTTGCGCAGGGAGTACATTCCCCCATGTCGGCCAATAACTTGATATGCGGGAAGGTAGTTATCCAAAAGCTCAAACATTTGGTGAGGCTTAACCTTTTGAAAAAGGCTTGCGAATATTGGACTTCCCTTTTTGAGTTCCTTTGAATCTGCTTTTGCGAACTTTTTAGTAATCTCGATCAGGGCATTTTGGATTTCTTTTGTATCGTCTGACATATGTTACCCATTAGTTAGTATTGTTTCGAACCGACTCCCATAACAAAAGCACCTTGAGACTGATTTAGGTTGATAAGTGCCTGTGTCATAGCGTCCACTGTATCATCATTCTTCCCGTTGGGAAAACTGAACCATTCATTTAGCATAGGTTCCACCCATTCATACTCACTAGTTTGTGGAACAAATACATTTCCAGCCTCAAATAGTGGTGTAACGGCATGAACCCGACCCACTTTATCCGTTTTTGGTTTCCAAAGCCTTAAACCAGAAATATGAGACTCCAATTGAGAGACTAAAGCGGCTCCGTTAGCTGCATCTTCAACGATACGATTCACAATAGTTGGATGTTTATTACAAAGGAGTTTGAACTCTCGGATAGTCCTTGTGAAGTCCCATCTGCCCCTTACTTGGTCAATAAGGTAGTATTTAGACTCAAGCCTGCCCCATACTTGGCCAACTACGAAATCGCTTTCCGTGTTTCCTTTGAAAGTAAGATCCCAGGACATCACCGTTTGCTCGAAGAACTCGGGCAGTTTCTCGTAGCGGTTCAACCATTTCTTTTTTACTATTTGCCCTTCTGGTTCGGTTGGATGCTGTTGGTAAAGGCTTTGAAAGGCATACGAACCTATTTCCGTTTGAATCTCTTCTAGTCTGCCAATATCGTAAAAGTCTGGCCATAATGCCTCTCCTTCTTCGTTGATTGCGGGAAGCTTGACTTCTTCCCAGTTGTCTTTGGATTCTTTGAGTAGCCATCCTGTAAGATCATCTTCATGCCATCTTGTAGCCACTACGATAACTGAACCGCCAGGCATTAGGCGTGTGTAGAGCGTTTGTTGCCACCAATCCTTGATTCCTTGCCTTACAATCTCGGATCTGGCCTCTCGCTCATTCTTGATAAGGTCATCAACAATGATTAGGTTACCGCCTCTCCCTGTGATCGCACCCCCACGACCTACAGCAATGTAGCTTCCCCCGTTCGAAGTATTAAACCTCTTTTTTGACTTAGAGTCATCTGAAACCTTTGAATTAAAGATCTCTTGATAATGGTCGCCAATCATCATGTTCTTTACGAATCGCCCAAAGTCTGTAGCAAGTTCCTGTCCATACGATGCAGATATGATTGATTTGCCCTCAGTTCGACCTAAATACCATGTAGGGAAGTGTTGAGATATCAAGAAAGACTTCCCATGTCTTGGGGGCATCGAAAATATGAGCCTTTTAGGCTTATCTATGCACTCTTGCAACTTACTTGCGATAAGAAAATGATGATCCGCACTGATAAAAGCTGGGTTCATGAGATGGCAATAGGAAATGAAATTCCTTTGCGCTATTTCTCTCATTTGCTCCATTTGGGACATTAATTAATCTTATCCTTGGTCATATCTTCCATGTACTCAAGCATCATGGCTTGTTCATCTGTTAAGAGTTCATCTTCCTCTTGTTCGATTTGGATAACGTAGGCACCTTTAACCATCAAGGTAAAGATTTGGAGCAACATTTCATCATCTTGTTTGGATACGACGTAATCTAAGAAACTCATGATGAAATACCTAAGCTGGTCTTCATCCATTCGCATATCCTTTAGAAGTTCGACAGCTCCATGTTGATCGTGTTCAAGTAAACGTTCTAATAGCTTTTCGTAAAAATGAGAAACATGCACCCCGAAAAGATAACGGATACTAAGCCTCTTTAGAACTTTTAATAAATGCTTGAGCGGCCTTTTTAAGTTGTTCATCCGAGAATTTAGGACTCATTGTACCATCCGTACTCGAATGATCTACGTGTTGCGTTTCTTTGAAGTTTTCTGGGTCTACGTTTTTAAGGAGCTTCCATGCGCCCCCTTTATCTGTAACCACCATTCTCATAAGCTTTTGTACAGCCTCTGATTTGGAACTGGCTATTTGCCTCCGGAAAATGGGATCTTTTTCGATCCATTCATACCCTGTAGATTCTCCTATCCCTGCGAGATTAAAGGCGTGAACGAGCGGTAAGCCTTCTGAGACCTTCTTTAAAATGAGTTCTACTGTTTCCGGAGTCTTTAGGCTTGGTCTGCCCTTTTTTTTGTCTTCAGACGACTTAGTTTTCTTCTTTGCCATCTTAAGACCCTTTATGAAACTCGTGATCGTGACTGGGAAAC